GGTTTGGAGCGGACGCCACGGTCATCGCGGTGCGGCAAGGTCGGGATATTGTGAAGATCATGCGCCACCGTGGGGACGACACCATGACGGTGGTCGGGCATGTGATCGAAGCGATTGAGGAATTTAAGCCCACGCTCACCGTAATCGACGAAGGTGGCTTGGGCGCGGGGATTGTGGACAGACTCAAGGAGCAACGCTACAAGATCAAGGGCGTGAACTTCGGGAACAAGGCAAAGAACCCTGTCATGTACGGCAACATGCGCGCGCAGATGTGGGGCGACATGCGCGATTGGCTGAAGACGGCAGCGATTCCGAACGACAGGTTCTTGAAGACGGATCTAATTTCGCCTATGATGAAACCTGACTCAAGAGGCACGATCTTCTTGGAGAGCAAAAAAGACATGAAGTCGCGCGGACTGGCGTCACCCGACGCAGCCGACGCAATTGCTGTTACATTTGCATTTCCTGTAGCACATCGGCAGTATGTTGAACCAACCCGCCGCGTAAACGCGCAGGGTAGTGGGGTCAACGCATCATGGATGGGATCATGACAAAAAAAGTATCACTCAGTGTTGGACGCGGCGAGAAGCTACCCACATCGAAGGGCGCTGGTTTGACTGCCAAAGGCCGCGAGAAGTACAATCGTGAAACGGGTTCTAACCTTAAAGCGCCAGCACCCAACCCTAAGACCAAAGCAGACCAAGGCCGCAAGGATTCATTTTGTGCAAGAATGGGCGCTGTAGCGGCCAACGCCAAAGACGGCGAACGCGCTAAAGCAGCTCTTAAAAGATGGAAGTGTTAATCATGGCAACTAAACCTGGACTCTACGCAAACATCCACGCCAAGCAAGCGCGCATTAAAGCGGGCTCTGGCGAGAAGATGAACAAGCCTGGCAGTAAGAACGCGCCAACGGCTAAAGACTTCAAAGACTCTGCCAAAACCGCAAAGAAAAAATAATGGCAGATTACACAGGCATCGCCGCAGCCGGTGCTGTGGCCAACGGCGGCAAGCAAAAGGGCTCAGAATCTAATGTCTTGGCGACTGCTCGCTCGCGTTTGGACATGGCCATTGGTGCGTTGTCTGAATCGCGTGAAGATGAGATCGACGATTTAAAGTTCTACGCTGGCTCACCCGACAATCGCTGGCAGTGGCCAGCGGACGTGTTGGCCACCCGTGGTTCTGTGCAAGGCCAAACGATCAACGCCAGACCGTGTTTGACGATCAATAAGTTACCCCAGCACGTCAGACAGGTGACCAATGACCAAAGGCAGAACCGCCCAAGTGGCAAGGTTATTCCAGCCGATGACCACGCAGACATCGAAGTCGCCGAAATCTTCAACGGCATGGTCAGACACATCGAATACATCAGCGATGCTGACGTCGCGTACGATACAGCGTGTGAAAACCAAGTCTCCTACGGCGAAGGTTACATCCGCATCCTGACCGAATACTGCGACGAAAACACGTTTGACCAAGACATCAAGATTGGCCGTGTACGCAACTCATTTAGCGTCTACATGGATCCAACGATCCAAGACCCAACTGGCGCAGATGCCAAATGGTGCTTCGTTACTGAAGACATCACCAAAGAAGAATACGCGCGGATGTATCCCGACTCTGCGCCCATCACCACCTTGCAAACGCTGGGTGTGGGTGACCAAAATTTGAGCCAGTGGCTGACTGAAGACACTGTGCGCGTGGCTGACTACTACTACGTAGACTACGACAGAGCAACGCTTAACCTGTACCCTGGGAACGTGACCGCATTTGAAGGCACCCCAGAAGACAAACAACTGAAAGAAATTTATGGCAAACCTAAAAGATCTCGTGAATCGGATCGTGTCAAGATTAAATACTGCAAGATTAACGGTTATGAAATTCTTGAAGAACGCGATTGGGCGGGGAAATACATCCCCGTAGTTCGCATCGTTGGCAATGAATTTGAAGTCGATGGCAGGTTGTATGTGTCTGGCCTTGTGCGTAATGCCAAGGATGCCCAGCGGATGTACAACTACTGGGTAAGCCAAGAGGCAGAGATGCTAGCCCTTGCACCCAAGGCACCGTTTATTGGCTATGGCGGCCAGTTTGAAGGCTACGAAAACCAGTGGAAGACTGCAAACACGACCAACTGGCCGTATTTGGAAGTCAACCCAGACGTGACCGACGGCCAAGGCGCGGTGTTGCCGTTGCCTGCCCGTGCCCAACCACCAATGGCGTCCAGCGGTTTGTTGCAAGCCAAAGCAGGTGCTTCTGAAGACATCAAAGCGTCTACTGGCCAATACAACGCATCTTTGGGTATGTCGTCCAATGAACGCTCAGGCAAAGCCATTTTGGCTCGCCAGCGCGAAGGCGACGTGGGCACTTACCACTACGGCGACAACTTGGCCCGTGGTGTGCGGCACATCGTGCGTCAGTTGGTGGACTTGATCCCCAAGGTGTACGACACCCAGCGCGTGGCTCGCATCATTGGCATTGACGGTGAAACCGATATGGTCAAGTTAAACCCTGACCAGCCGGAAGCAGTTCGCAAAATTACCGATCAGAACAACCCAGACATCGTCATTGACAAAATCTACAACCCCAACGTCGGCAAGTACGATGTGGTGGTGGCAACTGGCCCAGGCTACGCAACCAAGCGCCAAGAGGCGTTGGAAGCTATGGCCCAACTGTTGCAAGGCAACCCACAATTGTGGACTGTTGCCGGTGACCTGTTCGTGAAGAACATGGACTGGCCAGGTGCCCAAGAGATGGCCAAACGGTTTGCCAAGACCATCGATCCTAAGCTCATGGAAGACGGCGACAAGCCGCCAGAGTTGCAAGCGGCTGAACAGCAAATGCAAGCGATGGGCCAAGAGATGGAGCAGATGCACCAGATGATCCAAAACGTCGGCAAGTCGATTGAAATGCAAGACATGCAGCGCAAAGACTTTGAAGCTGAAGTTAAGATGTACGAAGCTGAAACCAAGCGGATTGCTGCGGTGCAGGCTGGCATGACCGAGCAACAGATTCAAGATATTGCGATGGGCGTGGTTGCTGCGGCAATGGAGTCGCAAGACATGATGAACCAAATGCCTGAAATGCGTGAGCAACCTGAGATGATGCCGCCCGAACAAGAGATGATGCCACCCGAACAAGGAATGCCGCAATGAAAGCAAATGAATTTTTAGGCTTGCTGTTCTTGGCGCGGGATGTTGCACATTCTGTGCACTTAAACACTCGCAGTTACAGCAAGCACATAGCGCTCAATATCTTCTACGAGCGTATTATTGGTGCGGCTGATGATTTTGCTGAAGCGTACCAAGGCCGATACGGTTTGATTGGCCCTATCACTTTAAATTCAGCAAAAAAAACTTCCAACATCATTGAGTTTTTGCAAGATTCCCTTGCTGAAATTGAAGGCGCTCGTTACGATGTCTGTGATAAAACTGATTCATCGCTCCAGCAATTGATTGATAATATCGTTGAGATTTATTTGCGTACCCTCTACAAACTCCGCTTTTTAGCGTAAGGACACATCATGGCTAATTACACTCAAGCTGCTGCAACAACCCAAGTTAAAGTTGGCGCTGGCAAGCTGTTCGGTATCTTTGTATCGGCGTCTTCTAGCGGTACTTTGACAATCTATGACTCAGGCGCATCAAGCGCCAGCGACCCTAAGATTTCAGACACTATTGCCGTGTCAGCAGGCACAAGCTATTTGAATATCCCCGCAGGTTTGTTTTTTAATAAAGGGTTGTACATAGTGCTTGCTGGTACTTCTGCATCGTTTACTGTTGCTTACGACTAAGGACACAACATGGCCGTTAACCTTTCCCCCGTGGGCGGCGCAGCGGCCCAGTTTTTTAGCAACAACGGCGTTATTTTGTCAGGAGGCAAAATTTACACCTATGCTGCCGGAACGACTACCAATCAAGCCACGTATACTAGCGCATCGGGGGCAATTGCACACACAAACCCAATTATTTTAGATTCCGCTGGTCGTGTACCAAGCGGTGAAATTTGGCTAACTGATGGTCTGTCTTATAAGTTTGTGTTAAAAGATTCTAATGATGTACTAATTGGCACTTACGACAATATTACTTCGGTAAATCCAAACGCATCCGTAAGTTCAGCAAATGTGTCATTTACACCCGCAGGCGCTAATGTTGTTGTTCGTACAGCGCAAACAAAAATGCGTGAGTATATTAGCCGCGACGACTATGATTCACAAGCCGCAGCTATCCAACAAACTATTGAGTCGTCAAAAATTTATTTGAACAACTTAGAAACTTTTACGCTTACAGTGGGGGTTTCTGCGGATGTTGCTACGATTAACGAAGCTGTTAATGTGGCTTGCAGAATGCAACCTGTATATAGCCAAAACAATACGCTGTGTGTAATTGAACTTCAAACTGGTTTTACCATGCAAGAGCAACTATTGCTTGATGGAGGAACCGATCTTGGGTGGATTAAAATTACATCTGTGGACGCAGTTGTACCAATAGACCCTGATTATGTTACCGTTTATTTAGACCAACCTGACGACCTTATCCCCGCATTTGGGGCTAAAAATAATAGCACTCTTCCAATAATTGGATGCCAATTTGCGTATGCTGACAACACTACAGCCAAAGACGGAGTGGCTGTTATCCTTGGTTCAAAAGTTGGTTTTATGCCTGAAACTGGTGTAATCCGCGCACGCAATGGATTGAAGATTCTTTATGATTCCCAAGCATATTGCTATATGGAAGGCCTCACTCAAGGCGGGGATGGAGCCGGCGCAGGCACAGTTACAGGTGTGAATTTTAGTTACGCTGCTGCGCGTGGTTGTCACATCGCATACGGCTCTCGCGGATTATTGGCCCGCAGCAATTTCAGTTATTCTGGCGGCGACTATGGTGTGTATTGCATCTGGGGCAGTTATGGTGACCTTTATCAATCCAACGCAAGTTACGCTGCGGGGACAGCCTTTATTGCGCGAGATGGTTCGTTTTTAAATTGCCGCGAATCAAACGGTTCACACTCAGTTCGTGCATTTCACGCTTTACATAATGGGCGCATCAATGCTCGATCACGTTTAACGGGCCCTACAATGATTTGGATTGGGGACGGCGCTCAATATTGCAGTGAATATGGTGTGTTAGCCTCGGGCAACTCACAAATTGAAGCTGACTCTTTGAATTGCGATTTCAACACTGGTTCTGCTGCCGTATCAGCGTCTGGTGCGTCATCAATCAACTTTTCGGGCGGCACCGCTAAAAACGCGGCACTTCGCGGTGTTTGGTCTGTTGGTTCTAGTATTGTGGATGCTACTGGCGTTGATGTTAGTGGAAGCAGCGCTGTTGGTTTTTCTGCTGAACAAAATGGGTCAATTAACTGCGAAAATGGCATTGCAACTGATTGCGTGACAACTGGCGTTTTTGCAAATAGCAACTCAAGAATTAACGCTCAAGCCGTTGATGCTTCTCGATGCAATCGAGGTGTTGAAGCTCAAGAAGGGTGTAATGTAAATTTTAGAGATGGAATTGCAATAGATTGCGTTGACCGAGCCGTGTCTGCTATTGACGGTTCTTTTGTAAATGCTCAAACCGCAACATTGACTGGGGCGGGAAGCTTTGGTGTTACTTGTCGGGTTGCGGGGAATGTTGGCGCAAATGGCGCAGATTGTTCTGGCGCTGGTGCGAACGGTGTTGATGTGAGATCAGGAGGTATTGTCGCATTTACCGGTGGAACCGGAACAACGAATGTGATTGTCAATACTCTTACCGCCGACGGCATTATTTTCCAATAATGGCTAACGCAAAAATATCCGCACTGGCTTCAGCTACCACGCCGCTGGCGGGTACTGAGGTATTGCCTGTTGTTCAAGGTGGCATTACAGAACAAGTCTCTGTTGCCAACTTAACCGCTGGCCGTGATGTATCTGCATCTGGTTTATTTGTCAATGCAAACTCGGCTACAGCCGCTGTCCGCATCACGCAACTTGGTGCTGGCAATGCTTTGCTAATTGAAGACAGCGCAAGCCCTGATAACTCACCTTTTGTAATTGATGCGGCTGGAATAACTATTCAAGGATATACATCCGCCATTAGTGGGTATATTGATTATGCAGGTAACACTAGAACACCACTTTTTCAACAACAAGGACTTTCAATCGCATCTGCTGGTATAGCAACCACCAATTGGGGTAATACAACTTTTCCGTCTGGACTGTACCTTGCTAAATCTCGTAGTGGCACGGTGGGAACTCGTGGAATAGTTTCTAGTGGCGACAACATGGGAGCTGTACTATTCGAGGGTGATGACGGCACTAATTTTATCCCATCGGCTGCAATTTTTGGTCAAGTAGACGGCACACCCGGCACAAACGACATGCCCGGTCGTCTTGTCTTCAGTACAACTGCTGACGGCGCAAGTACGCCTACTGAGCGTATGAGGATTGATAGCGCGGGTTTTGTTGGCGTAGGAGTTACGCCAGCGGCTAGATTACATTTGGGAGGCGCTATTACTGCATCTTCTTGGACAACCAATGGTATATCTTTAAGAGTTGCAGCAGCTACATACACAGATTCTTCCACCACCGCGTCTGGCACAGTGGCATCTGCTGGCATTAACGCAATTGCACAGCCAACTATTGCGGCGACTAACGCAACTGTTACATACACCAATGCAGCAACGGTATACATTGCTAATTCTCCCGCAAATGGCACAAATGTAACCGTCACAAACGCTTTATCTTTGTGGGTTGATAATGGAACAACAAGATTAGATGGAAACGTTACTTTTGGCGGTTTAAAAGCAACACAAGCCGCTGCTCCAACAATTGCTTCCGCCGGAACCATCGCCCCAACAACACAAATAGCATTTGTAAGTGGCACAACAACTATCAGTACCATTACTGCGCCAGCACCTATTTCTGCGGGTGGAGGTCAAATTACTTTGATACCTACGGGTCTTTGGAGTACAAATACCGCAGGAAACATTGCTTTGGCAACAACGGGCGTGGTTAGTAAGGCGCTCATAATGACTTACGACACAACCACTGCAAAATGGTATCCATCTTATTAAAAATGTTTAATTTAGTCCACCCCATTGCAGCCCTAATCATTGTTCTAATCTTTGATCAGTTCGGGTTAAGTCTTGTCGGAGCTGTGCTTGTGTCTGCTTTCTTTGCTGGGCGTGAACATGCCCAAGCCGAATACAAATGGATTGAACACTACGGTAATGGCAAACGTGCCAACATGAAGTGGTGGAACGCTTTTGACAAACGGGTGTGGGATACGCACTCATGGTTTTGGAATTTGGCCGCACCGATTGGTGTAGCCTTTGGTTTTGTTTTAATGTAAGATCGCAAAAACCGTACTGGTGCGTTCACCAGGGAATCATTGAGATTCAAAAATGACTGAAGAAGTCCAACAACCCTTAGCGGAAGTAGACTCCGCGCCAGCTCCAGAAGTGACGGCCACTCCGGAAGCAACTCAAACGCCGGAAGTCGCTGAAGAAGCAAAAGAGCCATCTAGGGTTTTTACCCAAGAAGAACTTGATGCAGCAATCGGCAAAAGGCTTGCAAGAGAGCAACGTAAGTGGGAAAGAGATCAGACTCAACGTCAAGCGGAAGCTCAGACGCTGAGAGCGCCAGCAAACGTCCCGCCAGTCGATCAGTTTGAAAGCCCTGAAGCCTATGCAGACGCATTGGCCTACCAGAAAGCCGAACAACTGCTTGCCCAGCGAGAAGAAGCAAGGCAGCAATCTGCAATTCTTGAGTCCTACCACGAAAAGGAAGAGGAAGCTCGGACAAAGTACGACGACTTTGAACAAGTCGCCTACAACCCCAAGCTGCCAATTACTAACGTGATGGCTCAGACGATTCAAGCCTCGGATGCAGGCCCTGAAGTAGCTTACTACCTCGGTGCCAACCCCAAGGAAGCCGATCGTATATCTCGTCTTGCGCCTATCATGCAGGCCAAAGAAATTGGGAGAATTGAGGCTAAGTTGGCCAATGATCCTCCCATGAAGAGAACCACATCTGCGCCAGCACCTATTTCGCCGGTCACAGCTCGCTCCTCTGGAGGCCCAGCTTATGACACTACAGACCCTCGGTCTACCAAGACCATGACGGACTCGCAGTGGATTGAAGCTGAACGAGCAAGACAGCGTAAGAAGTGGGAAGCACAAAACCGCTAAACAATTTTTAAAGGATTTTTTCCATGTCTAATAGTATCTTAACGATTGACATGATCACCCGCAAAGCTCTCGAAATTCTCGAGAACAACCTGGTGCTCACCCGTAACGTGAACCGTCAGTACGACGACAGCTTTGCTGTTGAAGGTGCCAAGATTGGTTCTACACTGCGTATCCGTTTACCCGACCGCGCTTTGGTAACTGACGGTGCCGCCCTGCAAGTTCAAGACGACAACGAACAGTTCACCACTTTGGCTGTGTCTACCCAAAAGCACATTGGTGTCAACTTCACATCTGCTGAATTGACCATGCAGTTGGATGACTTTGCAGAACGTGTTCTCAAGCCCCGTATCAGCCAGTTGGCCTCTAGCATTGATGCTGACGTTGCCAATGCGTACAAAACCATCGGTAACACCGTTGGCACCCCTGGCACCACTCCTTCAACTTCTTTGGTCTTGTTGCAAGCCCAGCAAAAGCTGAACGAAAACGCTGCCGTGATGACACCGCGTTACGCTACTGTCAATCCTGCCGCTAACGCTGGTTTGGTTGAAGGCATGAAGGGCCTGTTTAACCCC